GTCTAACATTATTTTTCAATAAATCTTTTACTTGATTAGGATTGATTGCTTTATTACTAGATGCTGATTGAATTAATTGTTTATCAATCTTTTCATCTCGTAATTCATTTTGTAATTTTTGTAATTCTTTCTTATGATTATCAACTAAAGACTGCCTTACTTCCTCAAACTTACCTGCTTCAAGTTTTCTTTTTTCTTCAGCTTCTTTGGATCTAGCAATAATCTCTTTTGCTTCTTCAATGTCAGCAACACCCAAATCTTCTAGTGTTCTTCTTTTCTGTCTATGAAGTCTGTCTTTGATTGTTTTATCAATCAAGGCTTGGCTATCTTCTTTTGGCTCTTTAGCTTCTACTTGTTCTACTACTTCTTCTTGTTTTTTTTCTTCCTGTACTGTTTCCGTTTTGTTCTCGTCAGACATAATAGTTCTCCTTAATATTTATAGATTTAATATAAAAACTGTGTTTTTCAATCTAAATTTTGCAACTCCTCTGGTATTTTATCATATAGATCATCAAAAATAATTTTGTCACTATCTATTAATTTTGCTCTAAGTTTATCAAGTTGTTCTATAATGTTATTTGGTAGTGGATCTTGATTTAGTAATAATTCTGCTTGATCGAACTCTTTTGGTAATTCTATTGCCATTTAATATCCTTTCGTTGTACTGTTTATTGCCTTGTCTAGTAAATTATCCATATATTCCACAAGGCTTGGATTATATTTCTCTAATGCTTTTCTATTAGTTGCATAAGCTGTAAATAGTTCTGCGTGTTGTTCATATTTATCTTTTTGTTGATAATTAGTTAAAATAAAATTTTTTCTTTGTTCTTTTGGTGCATTTTTATAAATATCCATAAATGTATTAGTTGTGAATAAGCCATTATTATTAGTAGTTGCGTAAAAATGCACTTGATGACCAATTTCGTGTAGCATAGTCTTTATTTTTTGTTCTTCACTACTTGTAGCACCTGTAAAAAATGACCAATCTGCATTTTTTTTCTCTCCAAATTTTCCTTTTGTAACATATCTACCTTCACCATTTTTTGTTCTATTTATAACCTTCTCTGTATTTTTTTGTAAAATTTTAGTATCAATTTTGGTAAAATCGTCTGTTTCTGTGATCCAAGCCACAGGTGCGTTATTTATTGGTGAAGCATAACCACTAACTCTTGATCTTGGATATCTGTTTATATCTGCTTCTTCTAAATCTAAATCATAATTTCTTGCATACAAAGTAGCTTTCTCACCTTTTGGAATATTCTTTTTGTACTGTTCATTAACTTTTTTAAACTCGTTTTGTCTGAAAGATTTACCTGTCACTTGTTTTGATAGAAATAATGCTGTAATACCATGTTTTTCCATAAACTTAGATATTTTTTGGTTTGATATTTCTTGACCTTCAAGACTATTCATAATGTTACCAAACTCATTAACATTATTGTTATCAAATGATGAATATAATTTATTGTTATTTATATTGAATGTTCTTTCTGGTGTTTTCTTTTTTGCTTGTTCTTTTCTTTGTCTATCATTTGTCTTTGTTTGTTCTTCAATATTTTCATTTGTTTCTTCTGTAAACCAATCATCATCATACAGAATAAAACTGTGCCTACATCTATAGCCACCTCTATTGATAAATGGATCTGTGCCAGACTTACCTCTCCATGATCCTTGCCATATCTCTCTAGCTTCTTCTTCTGTGAAAACTCTATCTAAATATCTTCTACAAAAATCTCTGGTTGTAGTAATATTTGTTCCAACATATTGATACTTGGTAATACCTGCTTCTTTACCTTTGTATAAAGTAAACTGACCATCAAACTGCATCAAACTATCTTGTGCTATTTGCCCTGCATATCTTCTCATATTGTTGCCTAGGATATCTGAAGCATATTTAGTGTGAAGTATCTCTCTTGCATTTTTTACTTTTGCAATAATCTGTGCATTCTCTGAATATCTATTTTTATCTATATAATCTACAAGTCTATTAACTGCGTTCTCGTTTGATCTTTGGTATACACCACTAATCTGCCCTCTGATGTTCTTAACCATTTCGTTGAATGGTCTGCCTGTCACAGAAGATTGATACACTTCGTTTGCTATTGTATCTAAAAATCTATTACCTACATCTTCGAACCCAGAGAATGAAAGTATCTTTAGTTCATTGATGACTCTTAGATCTGGTTTTGTAAGTGTTTTGAATGTTTCTGGTATTGGTAAAGGCTTAATAAATCTTTGATATTCTTTTACTATTTCATCATATTCAGAAACAATACCATCTGCTTCTTTTAAAAAGTTTTGCTCTATTAATGTTTTAAGGTTTGGTCTTAATTCTATTGCAAGTCTAGTATTGAGTTTGACACCACCATCAGTCAATCTAGTAAGATCAGCAATTATCTCATCTTCTAAATTCTTTAATGTATTTATTATTCTTTCTTCGTGAGTATCAGCTAATCTTGAAAGTATTTGCTGTTTTTTATTTGCAAATTGTTTGAAACTGTCTTTGAATGCGTCTGCCATACCCTAGAATTATAGGGTTATGTAAAAATAATCAATTATATTATGACCATTGATCTGCCATAGCCTTAGCAATACCAACCCAAAATTTACTTCTTGCTTTGCCTCTCTCTTTAGGTGGTAAGCATGATGTTTCCCAAAACCATTTAGACCATTTTCTTCCTTTAGCACTATATACAAACTCTGGTTCTACAACATCTGTATATTTTAATTTAGGTAAATTTTTAAGCCACAAACAAGTTGCTTTCATATGTGGTTCTCCAAAATGATAAGGGTGTATAGTTTGATCTGATTTTCTTATGTATGAAGATATTACTGAGATAGGATTTTCTATTGCAATTTTTTCTATTTTTGCATCAAACAATTTTTTTACAAAATTTATAGCATCATTTCTTAAAGAAATAGGTTTATAACCTTGTGTGAACCATCTAGCACCACTTACTGATAAATGAGTGCAAGGTGGGTGTGCAATCATCAAATCCCAACCTTTATCAATATGGTTTAGAACATCATCTTGAATATGATTGCCTTCTATTTCTGTTGGTAAAATATCTACACTCCAAGCATCATGTCCTTTTTTTTTGAATGCTTCTCTTACTATCCCTGAATATTCACAGGCTATTAGAACTTTCATTTTTATATCTCCTTATTATTTAACATATAGAAAATGTATATATTTTTTATAGGAATGCAACTAGAGAGGAAAACTTTTTTTCCATGCTTTTATTGACCAAAAAGCAGGAGATAATGACTTTTGCCCTTTTACTTGCTTCAAAACACCACCCATTCTAGCCAAAAATGACCTTTGTCTAGCAGGAATATTCTTCTTTATCTTCATATTAGGATCACCAAATCTAACTATTCTGACATTCCCAGATGATCTATCTCTTACATAGACTCCAAACTTCTTGCTTTTATTTGGTGTTCTAAATGGTTTATTTAATTTAACTGATCTACCTCGATATGTTGCCATTATTTTCTTCTTCTTTTCTTTGCTTTTTTAGCAACAGATAATGCTATTGCAACAGCTTGTTTCCTTGATTTACCAGACCTCATCTCTGTTCTGATATTCTTATCAATAGATTTTTTGCTGTAGCCTTTTATTAAAGGCATTACTTTCCAACATTTCTCATAGCAGTAGTATGTGCTTGACCAAATGTTTTGCCATTTTTTAAAGACCTAGCCATAGACCTCATGTGCTTTAAACTGTGGTGTCTGGCATGACTACGCATAGTTCTTTGCTGTCTTGGTGTTAGATCTTTGATGATGTTTTTGATTGATGCTACTTTTACCATTATTTCTTCCTCTTTCTTAAATCTAAATCATGCTTCCTTGATCCTCTAAGAAAGCTATTGACTCTACCCATAGCCCAAGCACTCATAGGAACTCTACGACTTCCTGCTGATAGGAACGCACCCTGTCCTCTACGATATACTTTGGCTAATGTTCCGTATGTGTATCTCTTTGATGCTTTTGCTTTTCTTTTAAGTGTTGCTTGAACTGATGCTGATAAGGGTTTTCTTTTGACTGCCATTATGCTTTTGTCCTTGCCCTTAGTAAAGATGCAGGTATGCGTTTACCTGCTTTGTATAATGCTGAAACTCTTTTGATAAGTCTGGCTCTTTTCTTTCTTTCTTCTTCATTTTTAAGTCCAGATAAATACTTCTTGGGTACACCTGTTTTCTTATCCTTTGGAACTTTGCGTCTTTTACCCTTCGGCAACTTCTTCACCCTCTATTGCAGGTGTTGAGAACTGTCCTATTGGTCTTGGTTTAGCTTCTATCTCACTATCAATATCTGCTAATTTATCATCATCTTCAACAACTGCTCTTGCTATTTGTTTATCTACTTCTTTTGCAAAAGTATCAGAAGAAACTCCAGATGCTTTTGCTACTTGTAGGAACTGTAGATCAGCAGAATAATCTCTAAGATTAAAGCTGTCTGGATATTCTATCTCACCATCAAACTCTTTATCTTGCCACTTAGCAAACAATCTCCAAATATGTTCCTCTGCATTCTCTAAATAATCTGCTTTCTCTGATAGTCTTGCATTCAATAATTCAAACTCTGTTTGTAAAGCTATACCAGAGTTGATTGTTTTTTCTGTTCCTCTTACTGATCCCATATGTGTGACTCTGTTGATTGCATCTACTTTCATTTGAATATTAGACATGATGCCATCAAGTGATTGTGATGATGGTTGTATGATGTATGGTTTTAAGTTTGGTTCCATATCTTCTGGCATTTCAATTATAGATCCTGCACCTGCACTAGCTTCTACATTAGGTGTTTTGACTAAACTTGGGTGATTAGATAATCTGATAAGTTGTTCTATTTCTGAATAATCATTGTAGATAGCTTTTTGTAGTTCAGCTACATCTTGTAAATCACTAATACCAATACCTCGTTTTTGTGACTTCTGATTGTATAAAATTACAGCAGGTATCTCATTAATCATATTTGGCATTTCATCAACAAGTATTGGTTGAGATGTAGAATATCCTTTGTTGAAATCTTTGACCATCAAAGTAGATATATCTTCTTTTGTCCATACTCTAATAGTTGCTACATCATTTTGTAAGTTTTCTAATAGTGTTAGTGATACTAATTCATATCTACCATTTATCATTCTTTGGAACTGCCAATTCAAAACATTCTCTGGTGTGTAAACAGATATATATGGTCTGATATCAAGCTGTATTTCTTCTGCTCTTGTTTCTGTTTGCACAGCAGGTTTATCCATGATTGCCCAACAAGTTCCATAGATAGAAGCATTGATTTGCATTTCTCTAATTATATTGTCAAAGGATCTACCATCTAAATCTGCATCTTTCAAAAAATTATTAAGTTGTTCATCACCAGATAGACTGCCATAGTTTCTTGTGGGTGGAACTCTAAATAGGAATGATGAATAGATTTGAACTACATTCTTACAATGATTATCAATAGGGGTATTATTCATTCTCTTGATATACTCCTCATCTGACTCTAGAACATATCTATTGAGTAGATAACCATTCTGATAATCTTGACCACCTAAATATGATAATAAATGAAAGTTCCAATCATTAAATTTAGACTCATAATCATCATGTCTAGCTGTTAAAAAATCTCTTTTATAACTTGCCATTAACTGAACCTCTGTGGTGGTGAGGGTTTGAAATCTCTTTTGATTGGGTATAAAAACTCAACTAAATATCCTAGTGCATCATTCATGTGATCGTAATTGTTTTCCTTATCTGGCAAACTCGTTCCTTCTTTATAAATTTGTCGTTCTATACTCTTTATCACATTCTTACAGTTATTTGCAATAAATAATGTTCTTACTCCCTTTGCATTTTTTAGTTTTGTATTTACTGCATTAATCCTATCTCTAATCAATGGGTGTGCGTTCCTTACTCTTACATTATACCCTGCGTTTTTTAATATAGATAAATCTGTTTTACCACCTGCACTTGTTTTCCTTTGCTTTGATGCAGGATCGGGATATACGAATATATGTTTTCCAGAGTAGCGATTATTGATTTCTTCAACAAGTTCGTCAGTATTGCTACTGTAAATGACAATTTCATCATACACATACAAGTTATCTTGTTTTACTTCTGATATAACTGCTGAAACGGGGTCAACATTAAAATCTATGCCTATGTGTATTGAATTAGTTGTAGGTGCATATTGTTCTATAACATTCTGCTCTCTATCAAAGTTATAATATATCTGCCCAGAATATTTCTCAAATGAAGCCATGTATTCTTGTCTAAATGTTCTATCATCAAGATCATTCTTAGCTTGGTCTATTTCGTTTGCTGATACTTGACCACCATCTAATGTAGTATATTGAAATGATTGCCAATTCTTATCAGACTCATGTTTTGTAAATAAATTATAACTCCAATTACCATATCCTCTAGGTGTACCCAAAAACAATGCTGATCCTTCCTTAGATTTATCTGATAATGTTGGTCTTAGAACTTCAAACCATGCTCTCTCATCTACATCTGAAAACTCATCAATACAAATAAAGTCTAATCCCACGCCTCTCAAAGCATTAAAGTTCTCACTTGATCTAAGCTGTATTAGTGATTTATTTCTAAGTGATATTGTAAGATCAGAATAGTTTACCTTGCTAATCCATTTATGTTTTGTCATTTTATCGACCAATGGATCAAGCATTATGTCTTTACACATTCTATAGGTTGGTGCTATGTACCAGACTTTTTTTCTTGGATATCTTGAAAACTTAGCTAGTTCATTCAAAGCCAAAAATGTTTTACCAAATCTTCTGCCTGTAATAAGAACTCTAAACCTAGCCTCTGATGTAAATACTTCTTTTTGTGCTTTAGATAAGGGCATTGTGTATTCTTGTTTTTGCTATTTCAAAGTATTCTTTATCCTTTTCAATGCCAATGAATTTTCTATTTGAATTTTTACAAGCCACTCCTGTTGAACCAGATCCCATAGTAAAATCTAAAACAATATTATTTTCATTAGTATAGGTTTTAATAAGATATTCAAGTAAAGCTAATGGTTTTTGCGTTGGGTGTTGTTTGCCATTTCTAATATCATCTTTATTGAACTGTAAAATATTTATAGGTTTTTTATACCATTGATCTTCAAGAGATTTTCTAATTAAAATAAATTCTTGATTTGGTCTATGAACTGAACCTATTGTTTTTGAGTTTTTTGTTCTTTTGCATAATTTATATTCTTTTTCTGTTCGTTTAATTTTAATTTCATTCCAAATTGGTGGTTTTTTATAAAAAATTGATATTATTTCAAAAGATCTTCTTGGTTGATTTTTAAATAATCCATGAATTTTATTTTTTTCCCAAATCCAATCATATTTAAACCAATTTAAATTAGATAATCTTAATTTAGAACTAAAAGGCTCTGTACCAAATAAAGCAATACACCCACTATCTCTAATAATTCTTTTTAACTCTTTCCACATAGGATCAAATGGAATTATACTATCCCACTTACAAGCTGTTGTGCCATATGGTGGATCTGTTAGTATAAGATCTATAGAATTATCTTCAATTTTTGAAAAAACATCAAAACAATCATTATTGTAAAGCTGTATCACTCTACATTAAATGGTAATGGTGTATCATCATCTTCCATCATTCCATTGTCTGATTGACCTAAAATATTCTTACCAAGCCAGATACCCATGACTGCATTTCCTTTTTCAGCTATCTGCCATTGTATCTTTCGTAATCTGATTTTACCTTCACTTCTACCTTTTGTCAGATATTCGCCATAACGCCTTATAGTGTTCTCACTACACCCATAGAAATCAGCTATTTCAGTATTAGTACAACCATAACTAGCTAATTTAATTATTTCTTCTGGATTGATATTATATTCTTTTGGTCTTGCCATTAATGATAAGTTATATTCGGTTGCAATTTAAACCCCATGAGATCCATTACTAACTGCAATCCTTTTTCAGCATCTTGTTTGCTTTCAAAGTTTGCGTATCTAATAAAAGCTGAGAATGTTCCATCTTTCTCCTCAACAATTAAATAGTGTTCTGGTTGTGGCTCATGTTCCATGTCTGAAAGATAGTTTAATTAGTTTGTTTTGCAAGTGCTTCAAGTTTGTCTAAGTCTTGTTTACTCCAAATAGGTAATCTAATTCCTTTACGATACATCTCTACATAAGATTTTAATTTATAATTATCTTCTTCTTTTTTACTGTATTCTTTGGGTTTTTCGTCTAAATACTTCTCTGCTGATAACCAAAATGCAGGTTGTTTTACATACTTCTTCTCTGAAATGGAATTGTAATAATCATTGTATGCTTCAGCTAGTTCTTTTGGTTGCAATGCCCATTCTTTGTCTAATCTTTGATAATTCTTATTAGCTTGTCCTTTACTGACTTTATTACTTACTAATTCCCAAAACTCTTTAAATTGATCTATATATATATCTTTATTAGTTATAGTATTAGTCTTTATAGTTCTAGTTATAGTGTTACTGCACTCGCTCTGCGGTGGCTCTGCGGTGGCATAGCGTTTCTTTGCATTCTCACTTGCTCTAAATGATACTTCCATAGCATATTCATATTCCTTCAACATTCTTTTTTGATAAAACCCCTTATCATCTTCAGTCCAGAATAATTTTAATATCTTATCAACTAGAGCATCATTAGGTTTCTTTGGTAAACAATAAATTATTTCTTTATCCTTTGGTAAATAAGCATCATGTGTCCAAGCATAAAAAATCATTCTCATATATAGACCAAGTTCTTCTTCTGTAAGAAAAACTGTGTCTGAATTAAATGCATCTATAAATAAATTCATCTTAGGTAATTTTGCCATCTTTTTTTCTCCTGTTGAAACATTTTATACATAATCTCTGAAGATATGAATGGTGAACTTCTTGAACTATAATCATACACATAGCTTTCGAATATTTTTTCTTACAGTCCAAGCAGTCCACTAATTTTAGCTGATCCTTTGAAAATAGTGGCACTATCTTCCAATAAGCGTATAGACAGCATATTCTTTACCTGTGTTTCTGTCTTTCTCTGTGTGTTTTTCAATATTTATACCTCGTTCTTTGAGATCAAATATTCTTGCTGACAGTCTAAAACACCCATACAAATTAAGTGCTTGTAATGGGTTAATCGATCTATTTTCTATTAGATGATCTAGTATTCTTTCGTTTTGGCTTCCTTTTTTCATTATATATCTCCTTGTATTCAACATACATTTGTTTTGCTTTTATTCTTGGATCTACATTAAGCATTTCCCAGAACTTCTTTTCCCCGTATTTAGTGTGAATTTTATGATGGCAGTTGAAACATAAAACCACACCATTACTATCATCTCTTATTAATGCACCACCATGTTTGTTTCTTTCTAACTGAATGTGGTGAAATTGGAGTTGATTGTAATTGTCGTAATTCATGATTGAGCAAGAATAGCAGTTAAATCTATTCAATGCCCAAATCATAAATTTTTTGTCTTTAATCAAAATGGAATGTCATCATCAAGATCAACAGGTTTTGCTTTTGGTTGTTCCTCTGTGATATGATGCAGGTTTTTTTCTACTACTTCCCTTTGATTTGCCCAATACTCACTTTCTCTAATAGTGATTGATAACCTGTGTGTTGGGTTTCCCTCTCTATCTATATATGGGTTCTTATCGAAGTCATGTGTGTTCTTAAACAATGACATTTCATACACAGTATCAGCTTTCAACACTATATCGTGTTTTGGTTGAAACTTACTGTTTGTATATGGTGGTGCTAATGGATTTGTTTTTTTATTCTCATTAACAAATAAAGTAAGATTAACCTTTGTCATAATTCTAAACCCCCTATATTGTCATCTAGCACTTGTGATGTAGTTTGTTTTTTTGGTGCAGGTTTATTAGATGCTTCATTACCATCATCTTCAAAATCACCTTCTAAGTTCAACATAGCTTGAATATGATATCTTCTCATATAAGTAATTGCTGATCCAAGTGCTTGACTTGTCATTTGAGCATTACCTAAAATTGATGTTGATGTTTCTTTCTGACCACTAGATACATGATGTAATGTTGTAGTCAAAAAATTCATACCTTCATTGTATGAAAGATTATACATAATGTTGAGATCGTTATTCATTAAGGCATCTCTACAAGCTGTAAACACATCATTTAGTGTACTGTATTCATGTGCTTTACCACCTGCAGTTTTGAAGAAATTATTTTTTCCAGACTTTTTAAGTTCCTTAAATTCCTTCCTTGCTTTTTCTAATGCTTTGATTAGATAGTCGTTTCTTTTTTCCATAGTTTATTCTCCTGTTAATACTGCATGACCTCTTAGAGTCATACATTTGTTTACCATTCGTTTGTAATCATACTCAGCTTTATCTGGTAAAAATAATAAAGATGGTCTTATGTACCAATTATGCACAACCTTAAATCCTTCTAGTACATTATTGGTATTTTCTTTTGCTAGTGTTTTACAATGTTGAAGATCATTTGTAATCTGATCTGCTCTTGACTCATCAAAACTGCCACTCTTTCCTGCTGAATCAATCACGGGGTTGTAACCGCATGACGAGATCAGTAGCATAATTAAGTATAGTTTTTTCATCTATTGTTATCCTCTCCTGTGAACATATTGGATATTCTTTTTCACCATAATTTATGTAAAGTCTATAAATTATGTGCATAAATGGTTTTAATTCCTCTGGCATTATCTTTTATCCAGAAAACAAGTATTAGTCATTTGTGTAAAGATATCGTGCATAGTGGCAGTCATATCTTTTTTTTGATAAGCCTTTTTGATCTTATCAATATCAGAAGTCTTTACACGAATTGTTGTGTACTTTTCTGATTTCTTCTTACCTGTAAATTCAATTATTGTCATTTGTCTCTCCTTCCTCATCTGGAAATACTTTAGGATTGTTTTCATTAGAAACACTTTCATGTTTCCAATCTGGTACAAGTATTCCCAAATCTTTTATTGCTTGTAAATAACCAGATAAAAACTCATCTGCTATTCCACCAACTTCTTTTGCATGAACTTCTAATTTATGAAGTTTCATTTTAAGCTGACCTTGTAAGTTGTATTTTACCTCTGCAAGTTTTTGTCTATTCATTGAATAACTCCTTTACAAAATAAAGTGTGAAACCAATCATTCCTATATGAACAATTAGTGTAAGTATTTCGTTTAACATTTTGTAATTACTAAAGCCATATTATTTAATCTCCATTCTTAATGGATTTGGTCTAACAAACTTTTTTCCATCTTCGCCACCAAAAGATGGACTGTTGTTAGCTAATATGAAATTAATATCAAATCTTTCAACTCCATATCTTTGAGATAAAAGTTTTACTACTCTGTTCCATCTTGATTTGTGAACATGAGATTGAAAGATGTGTCTGTAGTCTTTGTCAGCTTCCATTAAAGCATTTAATAATCTGATGTCATAATTAACACCTTGCATTTCAGCTTTCATTTTAGTTGTAGTCATTTTTGTATTCTCCTTAATATTTAACATGATTAAAGTTGTATAGAAGTTTTATAGAAAATGCAAATTATTTTTATAATTATTTTTGTACAATTTAGTGATTGATTTGGACATAAAAATCAGTAGAAAATAAATAGGAACTTCTTTTTTAGAGAGTATTCCTCCTGTGAAGGTACAAAAAAACAACCAAATGTGGTTTTTTCACTAATTTTGGTTTTTTCATAGACATTTTGTACCTGTTTAACATGCACCCCTTAAATACTATAGTATTCTTCGCATAAGAGGGGTGTTTCTATTCCATGTGTCATTCCCTTCTAAAGATGCTACATACCCCCTAGAAACGCATTTATTTGGATTTTTTTGGGTATTCTGTGACTGAAATAACAGCAGATTTGATAATGACATGGCAAGAGCCTATTTCGTCATTTGAGATCATGGTTGCTAAGTTATATGTAAGATCGTTTTCAGAAATTAAAAATCCTATTGCCTCGCATATAACAGGTTTTGTATTTAATAATAATTCTGGTTCATGCCATTCGTTAGTCAATGACATATGATCGTAAAATTTAATGTGAAGGATTTTTGACACGCAAGACCTTTTGTTTTGCTCTGAATGATTTGGGTTGCTTTTTTCTTTTCCGCTTCCCAGATGATCTAGGTATCAATTCTTGGATAAGTTGTGATGTAGTAATTCCCATGATAATTAAAGGGGTGGAAATACCCACCCCTATTTTATTTCTTTTTCTTTTTTTTCTTTTTCTCTTTCTTTACTCGTTTGTTTTTCTTGATACCTCTTGAAGATCCACCATAATGATAAGGCATAATTAAACTCCTACTTTTTCTTTTTCTTCATAATAGCATCTCGTAATGCTTTTGGTAGTTTCATTTGCTTCTTGGTTAGACCTTTGGTTTTTTTTTTCTTATCCATTAGTGTAATACCCAATGATGAAGTGCTACGACTAATATTAACACCATAGCTATTTTTACCCATGATTTGAGTTTTGTAAAACCCTCAAACCAATCTTTTATCATATCTATCATTTGCTTATCCCCTTTTGTTTTTCGTATGTTCTTAATCCTGCCATTCCTAACAATGACATAACAAGAGGCATTAGAACACCCATATCAAGAGATGGCAAGGGTAGAGTTTGAACTTCAAACACAGCTAGAAAAAAAACTAAGAATTGCTTTAAAACAAACTCCCAAAAAATTGCTAAGGCACAACTGAAACCAATCAATGGTCGCCAAATTCTTTGTAGTAATCCACCTAGTCCTGTAGCTGTTGATTTTGCATCAGCTAAATTTATATCTGTTTGTGCTTTGTTAAGTGCATTGTCTAATTCTTTTAGTTTTATTTTTGCTTGTGCTTTTTCTTCATCAGAAGTATGCAGTTCATCTACAATCTTTCCAACACTATCAACTAATCCACCACCTAATAATTTACTTAACATTACACATCTCTCATTCTTGCTGATAACTCTATAATTCTTTTTTGAATTCCTGCATATTCAGATTTTCCTAAACGAGAGTCGAGTAATTCTTCAGCACACATAACATAATCTTTGTCTTTCAAACTTTGTTGTGCTTTTTTAAATTTTAACAAAGTTGGTATGCCAAGCCAAAACGAAAGATGACAAATTATTTCCCATGCTTCTGGCTCTATAGTTGATGGATCAATAAATTTGTGTGCTTCTTTTATTGCTATATCTAAATCTTTATTTAGCAAAACCATCACCTCTTCATTGTTCAATGGTTTTTCTCTAGATAATAATTCTGGCTCATCATCTCTAATCAAATGTCCTACACCAATAGTGTATCTTTTTTGATTTTTGATAGTTTCTTTGTCTGCTGAACAAAAATACTTTTCATAAGAAATACCTTCAAATCTTATCAAATCTTTAATAAGTCTTTCTCTATTCATTAGTTGCTATACCTCTCTATTAATCTATCTAAATACCATTGAGCCTTTTTCAAATCTTCTAATTTATTCTTGTCCTTATATCTAATTATGTATTTCAACACACAAGCCTCATGGTGTCCTAGCTTAAATTGTTCTATAACATCAATTAATTGAATTGATGCCCCTATGTAATATGACGGATTTATTTTATCTTTGTAATCACTCATATATAGATATTTTTATCCCATGATCCGTTTTTGTTCAATACCATAGGTGTTATTTGGGGATATCCTTCAGTTATCAGACCACAAGAAAGTATTGGTTTTGATAGGTTTATTTTCATATATGCCATAGCTAGACTGTCCTTATTGACTAAACAACCAACTGTCATACCCCAATTTAGGTGAAATTCGTTAGCTACAAATACTGTGGTTGCAGAACAATGAAAATGCCCTTGAACAACGCATTGTGAATATTCTCTTACAGCTTTTTCTATATTCTTAGCAAATTGATGCCCAAATAGTATTTTTTTACCTTCATATTCTATTTGATGTTTGTCTTTCCAAACCCAATCATCATTGACTTCAAGTATATCATTATAGGATTTGATAAACTTTCTTGACATTCCTTTGGCTATGGCTCTCCTAAGTACCATTGATCCATGATTACTTTCTAAGATAACCATCTTTGGAAATAGCTTCTCTAATCTATGAAGCCAACTTTTAGTGACTTCTAATTCATCTCCTGCACTTGCTAAGTCTGGATCTATCTCATGGAAATGTATGCTATTGTAAGATGCTTCATCACCAATATTTATGACTGTTGTTGGATTATATTTTTTTTTTAATTTTTCTAAAAAAGAAATGCTATCTACATGACAATAAGGTGCATGAAGATCGCTGATAACCAAAATTCGTTCATGTTTTTTCGTACTCATTTGCATCTACGCAGAACATCATGTATTTCTGTATGTTGTTTTTATCAAGCATAGACTTTATAAAAGTACCTTCTATTTTGCAATCATTTACAGAATTAAATTTTTCATTGACACTATAACAAATTGAATTGATGCAAAAATATCCAAGTAAAAAAATACTTGGTGCGTTCATAATAAATCTCTAAGTAAAATTATTAAGTTTGAAAAAACTAAAACTCCTACAGTCCATAATACTTTTGAATTTTGATTTATTTTTAATTCTAAATGTTTTAAATGATTGTTCTTAATAATATCAATATCCTTTTTAATTATAGCTACTTCTTTATCAAGTTTATTTATTTTATCTATTTGTTTTGCCATGATCTATTTTAGTGAATCTAACTTAACTTGTGTCTGCTTGTCAAATGCTTCTGTAATTTCTTTATCTTTTAAATATTTATCTATGTATTCTGCTTTTGCTTTTTGCATTGTTGCTACATCATCAAGTGTCATGTTTGAAATCTTTGCATTTAGTTTTTGATTTTTGTCTGCCCAATTTTCTAATCTTTCTAAATATAAATTTTCTCTTATTTTTAACTCTTTGACTTCTTCTCTAAGTCCACGCAATTCTTTCTTTGTTTTTTTTAGTTGCTCTTGCAACTCCTCTGTAGTTGCCATTAATTTATTCCTGCTAATGGATTGGCTAATATCTTTTGGATTTTATCTTCTAGTTCTTGCTCAATAACCTTTAAATCCTGTGATAGTTCTCTTTCTGTTTCTTTTACCCTGTCCTCGATATCATTAACTACCCTATCTATTGATCTTATGTCTTTTTTTAGGTCTTTTATGTCATCATTAATGTTTTTAGAAAGTGTAGAGGCAACATCATTGACAAGGCTTACTTCTTCTAAAACTGTAGATATTTCTGATTTCAACACAGCTATTTGTTCATCATAATGGCTCATGTTCGGCGACACGAACTCGTTTACCCTTTGTTGAAGCAGTTGATAATCTTTCCAAAACTCAAAAGCACCCCAAAGACCACCACCTAAAGTACCAAGCAAAGAAAACAAAATAAATATTTTGCCACCTTTTAATTTGATACCTTGATATTCTACCTCTGCCATTGTAAATCCACTAATTCATTCATTCCTAAATAATCCATATAAAATAAATCTAAGTTAGTATCTTCTATCATGTTTTGATCTAGATACAAATTTACATCTTCATAAAATTGTCTATCTAATAATTCTTTATCTGTATAGCTGTTGAAATCAGTATCAGCTAAAACAATCATCAAAGCTAACTGTGTTGTTTGTGACTCTACTGACATTTTATCTTTTTGACTTGCAATAATCTTTTTTGCAATCTTTTGTTTCATTTCTCTTGCGTTAGGTTTTTCAGTAGTAGTTTCTTCAACTTCTTCTTGCTCTGGTTCATCAACTGTTTCTTCAACAACTTCTTCTATAGTTTCTTCTTGTGGTTCTTCTACAATCTCTTCTGGTTGTTCTTCAACTATTTCTTCTGGTTGTTCCTCTACAACTTCTATCTCAATCTCCTCTGGCATTTCTTCAATCATCTCTGGTAATTCTTCCATGATCTGTTCATCTAATTCTGCATAAAGTTCTACTTCAATCTCTGGTAAATCCTCAAGTATCGGAATATCAATAGATATATCTAAATCTTCTATTGGTGCAAAATCTATTTCAAAAGAAATATCTTCATTAAAATAATCTTCTATCACAACTTCAAATGAAACTTCTTCATATTCTATTTCTTCAAATACAATGTCATTTACAATATCATCTATGATATCTGTGATGATCTCTACTGTTTGATATTGAACAGATAAAAATGGATCTGATATAATCCCACCATAAAAGCCTGTAGTAAATCCTGCATCTACAGACCAGATATCCATTTGAAAGTTTACATCTAAATAATTGTTTGCTGATAAAGATTGAGAATAAGAATAATCCTCAACACCCACATAGTTCATTTCTACTGTGTGTTCATGTGTTCTAAAAACTGATCCTGTTTCATCAGATAGATTGACAGTTATTGTAAAATAATCTTTGCAATCACCATTGGTATTAGAACAACTTGGAACATTTGTATTACTGACATGGCTCTCAATACTTGCACCATATTGATAATCAAATCCTTGTTGTATCTCTGCAATAGATAAACCTTGATTTATAAGACTTATTTGATCTGAAACAATCTTGCCACCATCATTTTCATTGTAGCCACCACGAATACTTGAACTACCTGTGCAAACTTCTCCATCTTGTAATTGACCAGAATAACTACATTGGGTTGTTGATGCTTTATCTTCTAATGTCCACTCATCAGCAGGTGGAACTAAATTACCTGTATCTATTTCTTCAGCTTTAGAGGAATACAAGCATACTAAGAGCCAAAAGACCAAAATCCTTAATATCATCAAAAGTTCCTTCTTGTTTTTTTTCTTCTACAATTTGCTCTTTTATATCTTCATAATCTGGTCTTAGATGTGGATTTGCTTCCCAATAATCTTGTGCTTCTTGTCCGATTAAAGAAACTTTATTTACAGGATCATAAACAGGGCAACTTGTTCCAGAATTTTGCATAGCAATAAACACCCTCTTATCTTGACAAAGTATGCTTACCGAAGCTACACGAAGCCCCTGCTTAAATAAAGTTTGGCTTAGCAATAATCTCTCACAGTTAAGGTCTATAATAGTCATACCACTACTAATACCAAGTATTTGGGTTTGAACAGCACCAGACACACCACTACGACATATAAAACTGTTCACAGAATTTATAGATGGTGAATTTGCTGATGGTGGTGTTTTATCTACTGTGACTGTAGAATTAGAAACTGTATTTGTTTCTGAATATGCTTTAGGTAAAAATAAAATAAATGTGATTAGTAAAGCTGATATAAAATAAATGAGCCAAACATTTCTCATCTTGCTGTGACAGGCACTCCCTCACTACTTACAAATGGGTGTTCTGCAAATGCCATGTAAATAAATGTACTTCCAGAATCATTGTGTCTGCTACTAGAGCGAAGTTTAATACCATTTGATAAAAAATCAGCTTTTTGATTATTATTATTCTCTGCATTCGTTTCATTAGCATGAAAATAATTTTCAGCAAGATTAAAAGGATTTCTTGTAGTGTCTAACATAGTCCAATGACTTGAATCGTTTGTCCTTTTTGCTAAAAACCAAGCAGGTTTAAATCCTGTGTAAATAAATGTACCATCTGAACTACCATTACCTGTATAAGAACCAAACTTTGAGTAGCCTTTTACAGAATTAAAACAAAGAAAAACCATATTATGACTACTACCATTTGTTTCATTTCTATTTCCTAAAGTAATTAAAGAAGTTGTAGGTGCAGTATCATTCCACATATTAAAAGAATTACTCCTAGCACCTGTGCCATTTAAAGTAAGAGTATGGTCTCCAGTGTTATCAGTAGCTTCTACATAACAGTTCCAGTTGTTGCCATTACTTCTGTTTTTTGCAAAAATAAATTCAGGCTTAACTCCAAGACCATGACCTACAGTTTGACCTGCTGTCGCATTACCTGTAAAAGTTACAATACTAAATCCTGCTGTTGTATTAGCTTGAACTGTTGAGGTAATACTGCCATCACTATTAGATGAGGTAGTTCCACCATTAGCTTTCCACTGCCAAGCAACGTATGTAGAAGTATTGTTGTTCACATTTTGTAAACTTCCAAGACTGAATCCATTTGTATCAAAACTAGTTAATCCTGATGAATTTGTGTTTTCTGCGTTAGCTCCATCTGACCTTAAATCTTTAGTTACACCTCTACTACTATCATAGAGCATATGAGATTCTACAAAAGACCTTGCTTTAATCCATACCCAATCTGGTTGAAAATTACCTGCATTAGCACTATTGGTAATTGCGTTTGTACTTCCATTTCCTGTATATAAAACAGTGTTAAAATATTCTGAAGGGTCATCTATTGTTGTATAAGCCATTATCCGTACTCCGCTAAATTTTTTGTGCATAATGAAAAATATCCAGATGGTGGTGAAAATTCAAAATTACCAAAACCCTCACCATCTGAATTACCACTTGATATTGTAAAAGGTGGGTTTCCAAAATTAAATTGCACTGTAGTTCCTGTTGATGTTCCAAAGTGACTAATTCTATAATCTCTATTTGTTCCTGTCAGAGGAAAATTAGTTACTGTTGCTGTGCCACTAGTGTCAATATCAGCACCCTTTGAAAAATAAACTTCTCCATCATCTAAATTTAAAGCAACACATAATATATCATTATTGCTAAAAGAACTTAGATCACCATTATCAGTTGCACTTGTTGATACATTTCCATTATATAATTCTACTCTTGCAAAATTTGTTCCTAGACCCTCGTTGTGGTCTGCATCTGTAATCAAAATATTTCCTCTACTGCCTTGTGTTGGAACTTTTACCTCAAAATACCATTTACCTTGTGTTAATCCAAAAGTTGAAAAACAATTTTTATCATTACTAGTATCACTTTGTTGTAAGTTTCCTTCACTTAAAGCTGTACCTAATTGATTAGCTATGGAACTCAAAGTACAAAAATTATTAGTACAAGTATCTTCTGTTATATCTGTAGCTGCAAGATTAGTTACTGCAAAATGATTATCATTACCAGATGTATCAGCACCTATACCACTTGAATTTTGACTTGTTCCTGTTTGTTTAAACTGTAGAAAGAAACCATTAGTGCCGTATGTTCCTGTGTATTTTATTGGTATCCAAACTTTATTATCGTTAAACTCTCCAAAAGATGTGTGATCTAAGGATGTTCCGTCTATATAATGTGTTTCAGTCATATAACCATCAAAAAATTCAGAAGCAGAAGAGCCATGAAATAAACAACCAACAGCATGAGTATCATTACTTCCTATATATTGTGTTGAATTATTTTGAGCAGGATAGACAGGTGATGATTGATAATCCATTTCACTTCCATTAAGATAAAATCTTATTCTATCTGTATCAGTCGATTGAGTAGAATCGTATCTCAATACTAAATGATACCAAGCAGAGGGATCTCTTAACACAGCATTACTTTTTAATAATTTTGCAACAGAGTCGCTTTCGGAACTAAAAAACCTAACTGTATCATCTGAATTTATGAATAAACTTGTTCTTTCTGAATTACTTGTACCACTTGAAAGTAAACTCATAGTTGCACTTAATTTACTTCTTTTAAACCATGTTGAAAAAGTAAAAGTCTGTCTTGATGCAGAAGAAAAATCGTCTGTTAATCTAGCTGAATCACTACTATTAAATCTTAATGAATTACTTACTTCATACCCACCAGATACACTATTAGCACCAAGTATAGCAACCATCTATACTACCTCGTCTGGAAACTCGCCTAATGGTCTTGAACTGACTCCTGCATCATTTGTGGTATATGAAAGTAAAGTGATAAGTTCTTCAACAGTAGAACAATCATCTATATCAGTTTCCATAGAATTCACTTTTGCTCTTACTTGTGTTCTATAAGTTGTAATATTACTTGGTACAGAATAACTTTCTACATCAGTTGCTTTGATAACATACCAATCTGTTTTTTCTAATAAGCCTTTTGCTTGTGCATTAAATTGATTTTTGTACTTTGTTTTCAATCCATAATTAACAACTTGATCTCCGTTTTCATCAAGTATTGGATCACCATTGTCATCAACTGCATTTTCATCATTAAGTCTTTTAGCGGTTGCAGTTCCATAACTAGCTGTAACTTTGTCAGCACTACTATCATAAGCAATAGTTTGGTTTGTGTTTATGTAATATGTTTCATCTTTTAGATTAGTATTATCAATCTCTACTGTATAAATGCCAATCGCATTTCTTTCAGCTTCTGTCCATAATCTATAAATAGTTGATGGATATTGAACATCATCTATTGTAATACCTTTGTTTCCCTTTGGGTGTGAAACTATTGATCCTTCTTGTACTAGTGCAAACATATTATGATAAAGTTAAATTCAAGTTCCTTCCAACTTCTAAAAATTTTGATCCATTATATCTAAATACAAATAAATCACCCTTACTTGCTGTTGTAGTAAGTGTGGGTGCTGTATCTTGTGTAAACTCATAAACTGCGTTAAAACTCAATGTTCTTGATCCTGTGCCATCTTGAATTACTAATAAACTAACAAACTGACCTGCAACAGCATTTGTTCCTGCACCTAAAGTTCTATTATCACCTAGTGTAACTTTAGCAACAGGGGAACTTTGAACATCCCATGCAATAGTAGATGCGTCTGTTAGTGTTGCTTCTGGAAAGTATGCAGAGTCATTAAATTTAAATTTACCAGATCCTTTTGTAGATAATGATAGACCAACATTGGTATCACTACCATCAACAGCTAATCCAACATCATTACCCGTTGCAGAATTAGTAAGTTCTGCAAAATTGACAGCACTTGCAGTAGTTTGAAATATTAACTGCTCATTATTGTTTTCATCAAATAATCCATGTGCATCATCTATTTTTATGTTGAAACTATTTGTATCTAAATCACCACCAAGTTGAGGTGAAGTATCAGTTACAATATTTATGCCTGTTACAACACTATCTAAAAAGTTTATTGTGTTTGCTGATGTATCAATAGTTGCAACAGATATATCATCTGATCCATCAAAAAATTTAATCTCTAATGAATTAGATCCAGAATTTGTTGTATCTAACCACATAGTGCCTGTGGTTGCTGAGGATGGTCTTGATGTTCCAGAGTGCATTGAATTTAATGCACCAAGAATATTATTTAATTCTGTTCTAAATGCTGAAAACCCTTGATTAGCTATAGAAACATCTGATACTTGACTCATATTTTATTCTTTACCTCATTATGAAGAACTTTTCAACCCATGACCTATTGCAACAAAATCAAAAGTTCTGTTTATATTAGTACCACTTGAATTTTTAAATACAATATCAAAAGATGAAATTGACTTATTACTGATTGAAAAAAAATCTCCTGTTGCCATGTTTTGAGCAGATATACCTATGCTTGGAATTGCAAAGAATGGATTAGTAAATGTAATAGTCTTAGTGCTTGTACCACTAGCTTGATCTTCCCCTGTTTCTGTTCTTTTCTGCATTTTAATATCAATAGAGATACCAGATACAAATGCTCTTGTTTTGTTGTTTGTGTTGGCTAATCTCAATCTAAATTTAAAAAACTTACCTTTAAAAGTAGTTGATGTATTCATAGGCTGAAATTCAGTAGCATTATCTAAAGATGTGGTTGAAGTAGCTATTTGAAGCTGTGCTGTTGCGTTTGTGGGATCGTTTCCGTCAAATGGTGCAGGTGCATCATCAAATAAACTAACACCCCTACCATCATCAAATAAATCGTATGGATCTTCTATTTGGTCGATTGTTATGCTTTTGATGAATGAAACATCATAAATATCAGATAATGAAAGTGTTTGTGCTAAAGTGTAAAATCCTTCATCATCAATATTATCATCAGCACCACCTAAATCAAAATCACCAGATGCACTATCAAAGTTTCCTGTAAGATCATCAAAATCATTTTTAGTGTCTAAAACTATAGAATTAGTGCCACTACTATCTGTCAATGCTACATCACTATCAAATGTTCCTGCTGTGATATCTTCTGTAAGTGTTTGTATGTCTTTGAAGTTTTCTGTGATTTGTGCAATATTTGAAAATATAATGGTTTCATTGTTGCTTTCATTACCAAGTTTATCTACAGCTTTTATACAAAAAGCACCACTTCTAGTATTTGTAGTGATAGAAGTTCCAGATGTTCTAGGTACTTGTAGCCAATTTACTGACTTATTCCATTGTGCATTTGATGTAACATTTTGATATCTTATCTCATAGAATGATATATCTAGATCTGTGTTTGCGTCCCAATTCAACTGCATTTGAGAACTACCAAGCATATTGACAGAAAAGTTTTTGACATCACTTGGTGGCTCTGTTGCACCCACAATCTTTCTACTAGCTGTAATTGATGATGATGAGATGCCAAGTGTATTTATTGCTCTACATCTTACATCATAAGTAATATCATCAACAACATTTAACATTTCATAGTTTAGTTCTGTGCCTTGCCCAATAATTTTAAAATTTGTTTCTGTGCTTTTTCTTGCTTCAACGACATAATATTGAACAAAATTATCTGTAGATGCACCAATGACTATGTTTAATCTTGTAATAACAATACCCTCTGAATATTCTATTAATTCATCTGTCAATGTTATTGATGCAGGTGGTTGTACTGTTAGGGGATCTGGAAATGAAGTATTAGGAACTGCTGCCACTTCTGATTTACTTGAAAAGGTGTACCAATCATCATCATGCTCAATAAGTGATAATGAAACTTCAAAAGATGGATTAATTGCCATACCCATGACTCTAAACACCTTAGAACTAAAACCTGTAATTGAATGAGTCACAGCAACTAGATCACCGATAGCTAAGTTCATAGCTTGATAGTTTGCTGTAAGCTGTAAACCAAGATTATCTCTACTTCTTTTTAAAACAATCTCACCAAACTCTAATGCTTGATATGGATTAGTAATAGTTGGTAAATCAACAACACCTTCTTGTAAAAAACCACCATCTGCTGTTTTTAATGTGCTGTGGTCTGTATCATAGACTATTGTATCAGATTGAAAATTTTTATCTGGATTTACAAAGTTTACCTGCACTCTATTAAATTTTTCATTTTTTCTTGATGATGATACTTGTATGCCACCAATAATATTATCTTCATTTAATGTCAGAACACTTGAACCTGTTGTTTCAATGATTAATTTATATTTACCTTGAGTATAAGGTAAAAAACCTCTCATGCCTTTTAGTATTGTTCTTGTATTGTCAATAAGTTTCTGTCCTGTATCTATGACTGCATTACAATCAAAAAGATTGATTTGTGATCCCCCAGAGAATGGGGTGACTTGTGTGACTGCAACTTGTGAAGCTGAAAAAAAACTAGGTATATCAATATCTGCTAATGGAATACCTTTTCCAAATCTTTCATTTCTTAGATAATCTAATAAGCAAAAAGCAGGATTAGTAGAAAATTGACCTGTGGTTTCATTACTACTTCCATCAAAAGTTGATACTTTCCTACCTTGCACAATAGCTTGAATATTTGGAATGCCTGTATATTTATCATTATCCCAAGTAATTCTAAAAGCTATATAGCATATTCCAGATAATTTATGGTCACTTGTCCAAGAACTAAGTGTTGTCAATAATGAACTTGCTACTTGATCGTCAGCACCAAAAAATGGTTGAACTTGTATTGTTGTTCCAAACTTACTGTCATTTGATGTTATTGTTGTTCCGTTTGCTATACTTGCAGAAAAAGTGACAGGACTATCATTTACGATTATGCTAGTTATGTTGTTGATCTCACCTTCACATAAAACAATAGCACCATATAAATATTGATTATCTGTACCACTTGTTTCTAAAAATACTCTTACACCACCAACTTTTCTTGTTCCATAAATAACAGGGATATTTGCATTGTTAGATTGTTTGTTTAATAAAACACCTTGTGCTTGTGTATCTTGCTGAAACTCTGGTATTTCTGGTTTAGGTGCTAACCAAGAGATTGCTTTTGATATAGCTATACCTGTGATTACACTCTTTGCAATCATTGTTAAAATTGGAATAAAGAAACCCATTATTTTCTACCCCAAACCAAATCTTGAACTGTAAGTGCAGAATATTGCATACCTTTATCATTTGGAAAAATATTTTGTTGACTGCCTTCGTTTGTTTTTCTCCCAGAAACTCTACTAAAATCTGCAAAGTGAGATGTGCAACTTAATATCAATCTTGCTTTATCTGTATCAATACTGAAACTCTCAATAAAACCTATATCGTAGTTGAAAGTATCAATCAAAACATCTGAACTATTTAACAATCCAATGTCTATTGTGACTTCATCATTAGATACATTATTATTTAAAACAATAGAAACAAAAGCACTATCAACTGCTGAAAGTTCAATTTGAAAATTACCAACATCAAGTTCTGATTTTTCAGCTTTACCACCAATAGATATTAAGTGTCCACTTGATGTATAGGTGTTGGAATTGTGTGTAATATTTTTGTAGTGATTTGTTATTCTTTGTGGTGTTGGAAATAAAATTTCTATTAATACAATAGGCTTTATATTCTGATTTTGTAATTCAGTTGTTATTGCACTAGATAATCCTCTAGTCATTACAAAGCCTCAATAAAATCTACTTCATATCTAAAGGTATCTAAATTGTCTGTTGTAAACTGTTGTATATCACTTGTAAGTCTAACAGTAAATTCTACACCATCATAAGTCACTACTGCATTATCTGAAACAGCAGATCTTAATGGTGGCTCTATTGTAAGTGTTGCTTCATTACTACCATCTGCTGTAGCATCTGAAACCAACATATAAACTTTATTATGTCCTGCAAAACTTACTAGATCACCTGCTTTTAATGTTCCTGTCATAGCATCTACAGTAATAGTTGTGTCACCTGCTGTATGTGCATTTTTAACTAAAACAGTTCCAGATACATTACCTTTTGCATTTTTAATATCTGGTAAAGATATTTGGAATGTTTCTTTTTGTGATCTTTGTTTCATAACAAAAGCAAAAACAGGTGCGAAGTCTGATCTACTTAGTGCAGGATAACTTGCAGAAAACTTAAATCTTTGACCATCTATTTGTGTTGAGAACATTTTACCACTATCAGTAGTTGATACTTTTGTTCTCTGTTCTGATTCAAAGTTTATGGATCTGAATTCTGGTGATGTTGGATAAGTGCCACTCATTATACTAATGCTTCTTTACCTTGTCTGTTCAAAGCATCATTTATAACATTGATAATAGTGCTTCGTCTATTTGTAAGTAATTCATCTACCCCTGTTGCATCTACTGTATTGATTGTAAAGTTTATGTTTGTAGATCCACCTGTTTGATTATTTGGTACGATAGTTCCAGAAGATTGGGGAATGAAAATTTCACGACCTGCTTCTCCCACCGACACAGGCATACCTTTGTTTACCCTACCACCAGATGACATAGCAGGTAGCAAACTACCAATATTAAATCCACCAATACTACCACCAAACAATCCTGCAACTTTTTGAATAGCTATCAATGCTTGTTGCTTTGCAATCATTCTAGCTATATCTGCAATAACAGATCTTGCAAAGTCTTTGAAAGCAAACTTTCCTGTCATAATACTATCTGCTAATGTATCTGCAAAATTATTAAAAGTATTTGTAAATAATCCATCAAGTTGTTTTGTTGTATCTCCTGCATCTTTTAATGTTTGTGTAAATCTTGGGAAATTTTCTCTTAACTGATCTGTTTGACTAATACTCGTTCTATATGTTTCGTTAAATTTATCAAATTCAAATCTAAAATTTTCAAGAGTCATTGTGTTTTGTTTTTGAACAAAAGATAATTTTGCTTGTGCCTTTGCACCAGACTCCAACATATTTTTAGATATTGATAATGTTTGTTGTAATTTTACTTGTTCTTTTTTTAGATTTTCTGATCCTTCTTCAGTTTTTTGTAATTGATCGATAAGTTTTTCAAATTCTGCAATACCTTGTTCAAAATTAAATCTTAATACACTTTCTTGTAATGCTTTTAATTCTAATCTTAAATTTTTTACAGTTTCTTTATCTTCTTCTCTTGCAGCAATACCAACAGTTTTAGGTTCTAAAAGTTCAAGCTCTCCTTTTATTTGTTCTATTCTTTCCTTTGCAATTTGAAGTTCATCAATATCAATTAATGGTCTAATTGTTCCTGCACCTGCTTGATCTAAAATTTCTTGAATTTGTCCAACTAAAAAAGTAAGAGATGTGAATGCAATAGCACCTTTTTTACCAAACAATAAAGCTGCTATTATACCAGATGATTGAACAAATGGTGGTAAACTTGTAAAACCTGTTATTACTGTACCTATAGAATCAGCTATATTTTTTGTTGCAGGTGCTAAATCTTTGATTACTTTTGAAGTTTTTTGAATTGCACCTGCAAAATTTTCTCCTATAGCTTTTGCAATATCTTCGATTTGTTGTTCGTTTTGTTCTAAAAAAACATTCAAATCACCAAACTCTCCCTTTAATTCATCAAAAAATTCTTCTGCTACATCTTTTTGAAAATTAAAGAATTTATCACCTAACATTGAGATGGTTCCTTCAAGTGTTGTAGCTAAATCATTAGTTGCACCTGCAAATCTTCCATTACCAGAAAATAATTCTTCAAATCTTTTTACTGTTTCTTCTGCTGAAACTTTTGCACCTGCTTCAAATCCTAATAAGGCTCTAACACCTCTTTCTCTAAAAAGATCTGCCGCACCTATACCACCTGCAAATGCTCTTTGTATTTGTGATGATGTTGTTTCAAAATCAAGTCCTGTGACAGCGGCAACATTACCTGTGATCTCTAAAACTCTGTTTAAATCATCTGCATCTTTGGAAACTACTGCAAGATTACCAGATGCTCTTGAAATTTCTTCTAATGAAAATGGAACTGTACCTGCAAATTTTGCAAGATTATCAAATGCTTTTGCACCTTCTTCTGCTGATCCGAATAAAAATTTAAATCTTATCTTAAGGCTCTCAACCTCTTTACCAACATTTACAAATGATCTTATTGCTAATCCTGCACCTAGACCTATAAATGCAGATCGCAAACTAAATACTGATTTTCTTAGATTTCCTAATCTTGTTTGAACTTGTGATAATGCTTGTTTCGATTTATCTCTAGCAAGAATATCAATATTCAGTTTTTTTGTAGTCATTATCTTCTTTTACCTTGCATCTTTGCTTTATTCAATGCTTTTTGTTCTTCTTCATGTTTTAAAGTAAAATAAGCTATCCAAGTTGTAAATTCTTCTACAGGCATCTGTAGAATTTCACCAATAGTTTTGTGTAATTTTTCTGCTAGAAAATAATAAAATCTAAAATCTTGATTTGAATTTAGTTTTTTTTTAAGGCTTGTGTATCTGGTGATGTACCAAGAATTTGACTTGCAACTCTGCTTAGAATATCTGGATCTACAAATCTTTTCATTTTGATCTTTGCTTCAAGATCAAACATTTTATCACCATCTTTTGTCAATGCTTTTTTTACAATGACATCAATAAGAACTGTCAAACTGTTGTCAGATGTACCTTTGAATATCTCATCTTTCTCAATGAGAGTAAAAGGTTTCACATAAATAGCATCTTCACCTACTAAGTTCCATTCTGGAACTTCAATAATTCTTGTTTCTTGGTGCTTAAAATGAGTTATAGCACCTTCAAGAAAATCTTTTTTAGCCATATAATATTAGATATTATACAGATAAGTGAGATATGCCACCAGAAATTTGAAAGTTAAAAGTTCTGGAAATAATGCCATCAAGAGTCACAGCTATAGATGCACCTGTCACAATACCTGTGCCAGAATAGTATTTATCACCACTATCTGCACCTTCTGGATATAATTCCAAAGTTGCTGATGTGCCTACATCTAATGCTTCTTGACCACTATCTGTTTCATCAAAATGACATTCAACAGTAGCTGTAGCATCTCCCCTTAAAACTTTGTAAGACTTTTTTGAGTCAGTTAATGTTGTATCTTCAACAGTATCTTGTGTTTCATCAATAGAAAAACCGATTACTTCACCAACTGTAGTGCCACCAACTTTAACTAATCCACTTGTTCCGACATGGGTTGCCATTCTTCATTCTCCTTTGTTTGATCTTCTACCTTTTTTTTCTTCTTGGTAGATTTTTTTTCTTCATTAAGTGTATAACCTAATGAAAGAAACTTGTCTAGTTCGCTATCCCAAATTTCTTTAGAATATCCATCTTTCCATAAAGTTATTCTTTTTGCCATTAAGCTGTACCTCTAGTAAAACTATATAAAACTCTTACCACAATTCTTACTCCACCCAAAGGATAAAGTGTTCCCTCATCAGAAGAAACTTCTACAATTTTTGTTTCTAATGCGTTCCCACCCCTAGTTCTATCAGCATCTAGTGTTTCCTCAATAACCTCTATTAGTTGATTTCTTTTTGTATCTATATTTGTATCTGTGCCTTTTGCAAAAGCAACTATCACAAAATCTATCGTGCCACTTCTTGTACCTGCTGATGAGTCACCCAAACTTAGATCCTCTCTTGTTTCATCTCCTGTAGAAATAAACATGGCAGGGAACTGTGCATTTGATAACTCCTCTGGATCAAATGGTTCTCTTGTAAGTTTTTTAAATTCAATAGGTGAAGATACAGCATCTAATACTGTAATTATATTCCCTGCAATATTCTCTCTTTTACTCATTGTAATATTTTAGCAATCTTATCTTCAAATACTTTTACTATTTGTTTTTCTTCTTGTCTATTGATACTGAAAAATGGTCTTACAACCTTGCCTTTACCTGCACCTGCTATGTCATGGAAAAATGCTTTTTTATTACTAAACATATTTCTAAAAAACAAACTACCCTTTGATGGTGTAATTTTACTTGTTAAAGAACTAAACATTTGTCCTGTATCGGTAAGATCAACAACTCCAGACTCTTTTACCTTTGCTCTTTTATATCCTAGAGAATATTTTTTAAATGGTGAACCATTGACAGATACTCCTTTTCTTTGGGTTCTATCTCTAATATTTCTTATTTGTAAAGCTGAAACATTTGCCAAAGTTTGTCTGATAACATTTGGAAATTTTCTTTGGATTTCTGCAAGTTCTTTTCTTAGTTGTATCGTATTAGATTTAATAGATACAGATGCTACCATAATTTACAGATACAATCGCCACCACAACATTCGCACATTTTCTACCTCTGCAATCTTAACATATGAATTGGCTCTTTCTCACTAGCTTGGATTGTACCGCTACTGTCCTCATCATATTCAACACCATCTCTAAGTACTGCTTGAAACTCCTCTGCATACTTTTGTCTATAAAAATCCATTTTGTTCTGAAAAGTATCTTTACCATCTCCACCATCTGGATCTTTGAACTTTGATAGTATTGGGTAAATGTAATCTGCTAATGCTTTGTAAACTACGCACCTTTTCCATTGTGCGTCTGTTAATTTAGAGTTTACTAACTCTAGTGATGTGACTTTTGTTATATCTTTGTATCTGACTGTATGTCTATATCTTTCCCACCATTCTTCTCTGATCTGTCTAATGACATCATCTTCTGCGAATTGTAGTTGGGTATCAAAATCTGTTATGCCAAACTCGGCTATATCTGGTTGATATTTTTGAACTTCTGCCAAGTTAACTGAAAAATCTGTTGTAGCCATAATTATTATTATCATAAGGGTGGGAAAAACCCACCCCTAAATTGTTATTTATTAGTTAGCCAAGCTATCTGCTGTTAATTTAACACCATAGCTGTCGTGGATTTCACTTACTCCAAAAACTGCTGTGGCTACTAGCTCATCAGCCCTCAACGAAGCATCCCTTTGGCTCTCAATCTTTAGATCTTGCATCATAGCAAGTGCTAAAGCATCTTGTGAGAATACACCACCAATAGAGTCATCTGATCCATCAACAGAAACATTTGAACTTTCAAATATTTGAATACCTGCGATATTACCAACAAAACCACTTCTCATAGCTTCATTTGATAATTCTGTATCTCTACCAACAAATGTGTTTGTTAATGACTTCTTAACATTAAAGATTTGCTTTGGGTGAAATACACCATAATAAGGTGCAGGTGCATTAGCAGTTCTTAGGTCTGCCGCCGCTTCAAACAAGTCTTGAACAGTTAGTTCATTACCTGCACCACCACCTCTTTCTGTTGAAAAGCCTGTGAACAATGCTGATAAATCTGCATCAACTTTTCTTGCAATAGCTTCACCGAATAATCTTCCAATGTCTGCCGCAACATTTCTTGATGCTGAATTTCTAGCTAAGTCTGTAAGTGTTGTCATAATACCAACCTCTGAAGCTGTGATAGTCACAGATGTAGGGTTGATTGCTGTGTTTGATAAATCTGTTGCTTCATTTACTGCTGCTGCTGATACATTTGCGTAAATCGGTACTTCTACAGATTTGCCGCCCCCAGCAATAGTGTAATTTCGCACAAGATTTCGCATAATTGATTGCTCGGAAGCAACAAACAATGCTTCTGCTACGATCTCAGTATATAGTTCTGATATCGTACTACTTGTTGTTTCATTTGCCATTTTATTTCTCCTTTAAATAGCGGTTATTATTTATTTAGATTAATCACAGTTGGTTTAGAATTTCTTTCTTTTCGATATTCTGCATATCGTTTTCTATCCTCTGGATTAGTCATGTCTAAGTCCGCCAAATTAAAGGTCTGTGCGTTTACCTTCCCCACATTACCAACACTTCCACTCCCAGAAGGGGTTGCAACTTGAAAGTGTGCATTCTGTGTCATAAACTCAGAAACAAACTCATCTATGGTTAATGGTTTGCCTTCTTTGTTGTATCTTGTTGTTCCATCTTTATCAAGTATTTCTGCTCTACCTTCTTGATTTAGTCGAACATTATTTTTCAATAAATCTTTTACTTGATTAGGATTGATTGCTTTATTACTAGATGCTGATTGAATTAATTGTTTGTCAATCTTTTCATCTCGTAATTCATTTTGTAATTTTTGTAATTCTTTCTTATGATTATCAACTAAAGACTGCCTTACTTCCTCAAACTTACCTGCTTCAAGTTTTCTTTTTTCTTCAGCTTCTTTGGATCTAGCAATAATCTCTTTTGCTTCTTCAATGTCAGCAACACCCAAATCTTCTAGTGTTCTTCTTTTCTGTCTATGAAGTCTGTCTTTGATTGTTTTATCAATCAATGCTTGGCTATCTTCTTTTGGCTCTTTAGCTTCTACTTGTTCTACTACTTCTTCTTGTTTTGTTTCTTCCTGTACTGTTTCCGTTTTGTTCTCGTCAGACATAATAATTCTCCTTATTATGCTAGATGTATAAAATAATTATAGATTTTTCAATCCCAAATTTCGGGTAATTTTTCTTTTGATAGTTTTTTGTTGTCAATTAGTGCATCAATTATTATTTCAACTTCATCTCCAACACTTTGCGTATATTGTTTTGGCACTTCCTCTCCAAAATGTAATAAATATAAATTATAAAAATCACTAGACTCTTGACACTCTGCTAATTTTATTTGTATTTGATCTGTTGTTAATGTCATAAATATTCTAAAATCTTTCTAATTCTTTTAATCTTTTTTCAAATTCCTTTACAGTATTTGGTATGTATTTTTTTGCAAGATTATACGCTTTTTCGTTATGTTTTATAGCAAATAAATTAGCAAATATTTCCATTTGGATATAGCCTTGTTTGTTAAAATAACTAGTACCATGTCCCCACATTCCATACTTTTTTGAGAAATTACCCCTAGTTAAAGCATCAATTATATCACTTACTGATGCATATCCATCTCCTTTTAATTCCGTAATATTTCTGGTAACTTCATATTTTCGTTTTCTTCTAGTTATTGTGATTATTTTTTTTTCTCTTGTAGCTAATTCATTAAATATTGTATCTAATTCTTCATTATCTATAATATAATATCCATCTGATGAAATACCTCTAAGATCCTTAAAATTTTGTCCTTTAAATTTCCTTCTATCTTTATCAATAGCTTTTGCAAAATCTTCATTTAGTGCAGACCAAAATTTTAGTTTAACACCACTTGTGACATAATCAATGTGATGCCCATATTCATGTGCAATAACAAAACTTTTCACTCCCTGTCCACCTTGCACTTTAGATTTTGCATTAGAACCTGCTACTAATTCACCTGTTCTATAACGATATTTACCACTTCCTCTTGATATGCTTGTAGGTTTTTCAATCCTGTTTACAATATTTTTTTGTTGATCTGTTAGTTGAGAATTAAATTCATCTTCATAATTTTTTCTTATTTTATCACTACCCTTATTCAACAATGATCCGATTGCAACATTAGGAACTAATGATTGAGTTTTGTTTTTTGCTTGTTCTTTTCTTTGTCTATCATTTGTCTTTGTTTGTTCTTCAATATTTTCATTTGTTTCTTCTGTAAACCAATCA